GGCGGGCTCCTGCCAGCGTAGGGCAAGCCGGGGGCCTGGCACAATCCGTGACAGGGAATAACTGTCCGTAACCGATTGTTAGCCCAGGAGGCTGGCCTCCAGGGGCCAGCCGCACAGCCCAGCCCCAGAGGGGGGCAGGGCCAATCGGGAAGGAACCACCCCCATGACCGCACGCAAGACCCCCAAGGACACCCAGGCTGCCCAGGTCAAGCCTGAGGGCATGACTGAGGCCCAGTGGGCTGAGGCCATCACCGCCGCCGACGCAGATGACAGGCTGGCTGCCCAGGTCGCCGCCCAGGAGGCCCTGGCTGCTGCCCAGGATGAGGTCCTGGCCACTGTCCACCCCATCAATGGCCCCCAGGCCCAGGAGGAGCTGGAGGCTGGAGGGGAGGCCCCCAGCCCCCAGCAGGTGACTGACTTCGCCGCCGAGGCTGGCAGTGAGGCCAAGGCTGCTGAGGTCCGCCAGGCTGCTGCTGAGGTAGGCATCCCCACCAGGGCCACCTGGAAGCAGCATGGCAACCCCCTGAGCGGCTGGGAGTTCTTCGGGACCTCAGTCAAGACCCCCCTGGCCAAGGGCATCAAGGTGGCCAAGGTGGAGGTCAACCCCCAGGGTGTCACCCTGCTGACCAGGGGCTCCAGGGCCATTGATGGGGGTGCATTCGGGTCCGCTACCAAGTTCTGGGCTGTGGTCCCTGCTGAGGCCCCCCGCAAGGTGGAGGAGCCCAAGGCCCCCAAGCAGGAGCGGACTGTGGCTGAGGGCAGGACCTCAGCCGCCGACCAGTTGGCTGCTGCCCTGGCTGGTGACTCAGCCCATGCCCCTGCCCCTGAGGGCTACGAAATCCGCTGGCCCAAGGGTGGCTATGACCTCCTCAAGAGGACCCCCCAGGCCCCAGCAGACAGCCCCCCCTGGCTGGTCAGGTGCAACACCCACAACCTGACCACCCCCTCTGTGGGTGGTAAGGCTGGGGATGCCCTGGGGACCAAGGCTGGCCGCCTGGAGTGGTGCTCAGGCTGCCAGGCCGACGCCAAGGCTGAGGCCCAGGCTGCTGCCAAGGCTGCCAAGGCCAAGGCCACCCAGGAGGCCAAGGCTGAGGCTGCCCAGGCTGCTGAGGCTGCCAAGGCTGAGGCTGCCCAGGATGCCACCGCTGAGCATGACTCAGCAGCCAAGTCTGAGGGCTGACCCCCTCAGCCTGACCCCAGCAGGCCAGGACCCACACCAGGGTCCTGGCCTGCTTGACGTTGTGGCCCAGCCCAGCTCAGGAGGCCCAGGGACCTGGCCTGGGCCACAGCCTCAGCCCTGGAGTGGGCACCCAGCTTGAGGTAGACGGCGGTGATCTGGCTCCGCACAGTGGAGCTGGACCGGCCCAGCTCAGCCGCGATCTGCGGCGCGGTCAGGTGGCTGGGCAGCAGGGCCAGGACTCGGGCCTCAGCAGGTGTCAGCCTGGGCTCAGGCCCCATGCGGGCAGCCTAGCGTTGACAGCGCCCAGGAGGAGCTGGAGCTGGCCCAGGTCTGATCACAGGCACCTGGCCCCAGACGCCAGCCAGCGCCGTCCTGGGCCGGGGGGGTGCGCCTCCCCGCCGGTCAGGGCATCATGGTGGCGTAATGCCTGATCGACGCCGGTTCCCGCCCTGTGGCTACCAGTTCAGCGGGGCCACCTGCCGCAGGCGCGGTGAGCACCTGTGCGAGCCCCGCGCCGCCAGGGTGCTGGATTTCTTCGGCAGCCTCCTGGTCCACACGAAGGGTGACTGGGCGAGGCGTCCGTTCATCCCCGCCGAGTGGGAGGCCAACGAGGTCCTGGTGCCCCTGTTCGGCACGGTCGAGTATGACCCTGGCTGGGGCAAGTACCTGCGGAGATACCGGGAGCTGTACCTGTCCACCGGCCGCAAGAACGGCAAGACGGCCCTCATTGCCGGGGTCATGCTCTACCTGCTGGCCAGCGACGGGGAGGAGGCCGCCGAGGTCTACGGGCTGGCCCTGGATAAGGACCAGGCAGCCCTGGCCTGGGGGGCTGCTGCCCGCATGGTCCAGCTCTCACCGATCCTGACTGGTCGGCTCCACATCGCCCGCGGCGCGCGGACCATCAGCTACGACAAGACCGCCTCGTTTTTCTCGGTGGTGGCCGGGGACGCGATGGGAGCACTGGGTCCGAGCCCTCACGGCGCGTACATTGACGAGCTGCTAGCCCAGCCCTCGCGGGACCTCTACGACGCGCTCAGGACCGGGTTCGGGGCCAGGTCTCAGCCCCTCCTGATGCTGGTGACCACCGCCGACAACGACCCTGGCGGGTTCGCGGCCAGTGAGCGCACCTGGTCTGAGCGGGTGCTGGAGGACCCCGAGTTGGACCGGGCCAGGCTGGTGGTGATCCACGCCGCGCCCCGTGAGGCTGACTGGACCGATGAGGCCACCTGGCACCTGGCCAACCCAGCCCTGGGGGACTACCTGGACCTGCGTATCCTCCGGTCGGAATTTCTCAAGGCCCTGGGCAACCTGCCAGCCGAGCGGGCATTCCGGCAGTACCGGCTGAACCAGCAGACCCCCCAGGCAGGCCGGGCGCTGGACATGCTGGCCTGGGATGCCTGCCTCCCGATCCACACCGCTGTCGGCCTGGCCGGGCGCACCTGCTACGGCGGGCTGGACCTGGCCAGCACCACCGACCTGGCCAGCTACGCGCTGGACTTCCCAGACGGCGCGGGCGGCCATGATGTCCTGTGGCGGTGCTTCGCCCCCAGGGCAGCAGTGCGGGACCTGGACCGCCGCACCGGGGGCAAGATCACCGTGTGGGAGGAGGCCGGGCTCCTCAAGGTCACCGAGGGCAACGTCATCGACTATGACGAAATCAAGGTGGCGCTGAGGGCCGACGCGGAGGTCTACCAGATCGAGGAGATAGCGTTCGACAGGTGGGGGGCAACCCAGCTCAGCTCCGAGCTGATCGAGGAGGGGTTCCCGCTGGTCCAGGTCGGTCAGGGCTACGCCACGATGGCGGCACCCACACGGGAGCTGCTGCGGCTGGTCGCTGCGGGGACCTACCGGCACGGGGATAACCCCCTGGTCCGCTGGCAGGCCGCTAACCTCATCGTTAAGCAGGACCCTGCTGGCAACCTCAAGCCGGATAAAGCCAGGTCGGCCGACAAGATCGACAGCGTTGTTGCCGCCGTGATGGCCCTGGACCGGGCGTTGCGGCACCAGGCCGTGCAGCCCGAGGAGGACTACGCGGCGGCGGGGTTCTGAGGAGGACCTATGGACATGACCGAGCTGGAGGCCCTGAGGGCAGCAGCCCAGCGCAAGCTGGACCGGCAGGCTGCCGTGGCGGCTGGCTACCAGGCGTACTACGACGACGAATCCGGCATTATCGCCCTGATGGACACGGAGGAGCGGCGGACCTTCCGGGCGCTGCTGGCCGAGGCCAGGGCCAACCTCGCGGAGCTGGTGGTCAACGCGGTGGCCGAACGGCTCCAGGTCACCGGGTTCCGGTTCGGCAATGAGGAGGACTCCAGCGCGGCCTGGGCGATCTGGCAGGCCAACTCAATGGACGCCGACGCCGAAATGCTCCAGACCGATGCCCTGACCCAGGGCTCCAGCTTCGTGCTGGTCCAGCCTGATGAGTCCAGCCCCGTGGGGGTGACCATCAGCCCTGAGTCAGCCCTCCAGGCAACGGTCCTGTACGAGCCAGGCAGGAGGCACCGCCGCCGAGCTGGTTACAAGCGGTGGACCGATGAGGCCACAGCAGGCCGCACGGAGGTCCTGATCACCCCCGACGAGATAGTCACCTGGCTGCCCGCGACCAACCGCAGCCGCCCTCTGGTGGAGCCGAACCCGGCCGGGGTGGTCGGCATGGTCGAGCTGGCCCCCCAGCCCCGCACGGTCGGCCCGCCCAGGTCCGAGCTGCTGTCGGTGATCCCGATTCAGGATCGGGTCCACACCACCCTGTTTAACCGCTCGGTGTCGGTGGACTACGGCGCTAACAGGCAGGTCTGGGCGACCGGCATCAAGGTGGCCCGCGAGGTCATCAAGGCCCAGGACGGGCAGGAGGCCACGAAGGTCTCCCGGCCCTTCCAGATCGGGGCCAACCGGCTGCTGACCAACGAGAACCCAGACGGCCGGTTCGGGTCCATCGCGGAGTCCAACCTCCAGGGCTACCTGGACGCCGTGAAACAAGATGTCGAGCTGCTGGCCTCCATCACCCAGACACCCGCTCACTACCTGCTGGGCACCGTGGCGAACCTGTCAGCCGATGCCCTCAAGGCGGCTGAGGCGGGCCTGGTGTCCAAGGTGCGGCGGCGTGCCCTCCACCTGGGGGAGGACTGGGAGGAGGTCATCAGGCTGGCGCTCCAGTTCATCGGGTCACCCGCCGCGGCCGATGTCTCCGCTGAGGTCATCTGGGGCGACTTCGAGACCAGGACTGAGGGCCAGCTAGTCGATGCCCTGGTCAAGATGGCCACCCTGGGCGTCCCCCGAGAGGTCCTGTGGGAGCGGTGGGGAGCGACCCAGCAGGAAATTGAGCGGTGGCACGACCTGAACGGGGAGGCCCCCGAGCCCGAGCCCCAGCCCCCGCCCCAGCCTGAGCCCCAGCCAGCACCAGCAGCCGCCTAGTCAGGAGGACCCGTGACCACACCCCCAGCCCCCGCGCCGCCAGCTCCAGCTCCTCCAGCTCCAGCTCCAGCTCCTCCAGCTCCTCCAGCTCCTCCTCCAGCTCCTCCCAACGGTGCCCCCACCGCTGAGGACCTGGCCAAGGTCACCGCCGCGCTGGACGAGGAGCGCAAGGCCCGTAAGCGGCTGGAGGCAGACCTGGCCAAGGCCCAGCAGCAGGGCATGACCGACGCCGAAAAGGCGATAGCTGAGGCCAAGGCAGCAGGCCGCGCCGAGGCAGCCCAGGAGGCCAACCTCAAGCTGGCGGCTGCCGAGTTCAGGGCCAAGGCAGCAGGCCGCATAGCCAACCCGGACGCCGCCCTGGCAGCCCTGGACCTGACCAAGCTGCTGGGCAAGAACGGGGAGCCCGACACCGCCGCCATCACGGCCCTGGTCGAGCAGCTAGCCGTGGTGCCCCCGCCGCCGCCTGCCCCCGGCTACATCCCGCCTGGACCCCGCGAGCCAGCACCCCCAGGCGGACCAGAGACGGACTTTATCCGGCAGATCAGGCGGCGCTAGGGTAGCCGGGTGGCCACCCACCCTGATGAGGACCCGCCCGAGGTCCTGTGCCTGACCTGCCTGCGCCGCCCCTCCCGCCCAGGGTCGGTCTACTGCTCGGCCCTGTGCCGTGTCCTGCACGCGCTCAGGCTGACGTTCCTGGGCCTGGTCCTGCCAGCCCTGGGCCTGGGCCTGGTCCTGGTGGCCTGTGGCACGTCCACAGCGAGCACCAGCCCCCCTCCAGCGCCCAGGCCCCTGAGCTGTGCCTGGTATACGCCGACCTATGGCAGCCAGCAGGTCCTAGTGTCCGCGACCGGCCCTGTCTGCCAGTCCCCGGCCCTCATCGAGCAGGTGGCCAAGTGGAGCAAACGGGCATGGCTGACCACCAGCCTGGTGCCCAAGAGCCAGGATGACCTGTTCGCCCAGGTGGCCCATGCCGGGTCAGTGGTGCGGGTCTGGTTCACCGGGAACGACCCGCCGACCCTGACCACGGCCGGTTACCTGGCCGATGACCTCCAGGCGGCTGGCTGGACTCCCGAGCTGCCCCAGGCGTAGCCTGACCCCGATGCCTGGCGGCGTGAGGCCCCAGGCAGCCGGTAGCCGACTCCGGGCGCTTCACGAGGAGTGATTCCGAGGCCGGGCAGCCAGGCGGCGTGATGCCCCTGCCTGCCAGGTGGCGCGCAAATGCGGCGTGACAATCCCAACCCGTCACGTCGAGAGGAGGCGGCCTCCTATGCCGCCAGCGCCACCGAACTACGACTACTCGGGGGTCATCCCCACCGAGATGGCGGCCCAGATCATCCAAGAGGCTGCCCAGTATTCGACCGTGCTCCAGCTCGCCAACCTGGTCCCGATGGGCACCCAGATTAACGAGCTGCCGATTCCCAAGACCCTGCCCAGGGCCTCATTCGTCAACGCTGCGGGCGGGCGTAAGCCGTTCACGGAGCTGGCGCTGGAGGCCCAGGTCCTCAGGGCTGAGGAGGTCGCGGCGGTGTCCGCGATCCCCGACCAGTACCTAGACGACGCGGTGGTCAACATCTGGGGCTTCGTCAGGCCGCGCCTGGCTGAGGCCATCGGGCTGGCCCTGGACGACGCGGTGATCTTCGGGCAGGGTGCCCCGCCCAGCTACCCCACAGGGGGCATCGTCGCCGCGACGTTCAGCCAGCCTGTGGATGCCGCCACCGATGCGGTGGACGCCATTAACCAGGGCATGTCCCTGGTGGAGACCGAGGGCCTAGCGGTCACCGGCCACGCGGCAGACCTGACCGTCAAGGGCAGGCTGAGGGGCGTCCGCGACGACACCGGAGCCCTCCTCCTGGGCGTGACCCAGGCCGACGAGAACGCCAGGCCCTCCATCTACGGGGTGCCAGCCAGTTACTCCTCCTGGCCGCGCATCACCACGGACCTGATCACCGGGGCCTGGAATTACCTGATGATCGGCGTGCGGCAGGACATCAGATACACGATGGACCCGAACGCGGTCATTGCCGACGCCAACGGCGCGGTGATCGTGAGCGGGTTCCAAGACAACGTGACGCCCATCAAGGTGTGGGCCAGGTTCGCGGCTGCGATCGTGCGGCCAGTGACCCCCCGCCGTCCGACTGGTGCCCGCCCGTTCGCCCGGATGAACCTGGCCGGGATGACCCCGCTGGGTGGCGAGGCCGAAGTGGTCACGACCAAGCGCGGCGCGGCAGCCAAGGACTGACCGATGGCCCGCCCTGCTGAGACCTGCGCGGAGTGCCGGGCGCTGGTGGCCGCTGATCAGATGGCGGATCACGTCGCCTGGCATACCTCGCTCACGACTGCGGTCGGGCTCGTCACGACCCGGACAAACGCGAACCACCCACACGGGCCGGTGGCGGCTGAACGGGGCAGCGCGAAGTGAGCACACCTGGCAGCCCTCCAGCGTGGGAGTCCTGGGCACCGCCCCTGAACCCGCCCGCGTCTGGAGGGCTGCCCCAGGACCAGGCCCAGGCCATCGCTGACGCCTGGTGGGAGGAGGACCCGCACCTGTGCGCCGCGCTCCAGTGGGAGGCATACGCGGCCACCCTGCCGATGACACCCACGGTCTCCCAGGTGGCCACCGGGGCTCAGTCGGTCAGCTACAGCCCGGCCCTGCCAGGCGGGTCCTACGGCCTGGCGATGGCCCGCGCCACCTGGCACCGCTCGTTCACCACCGCCGTATCGGTGCCCCTGGAGCTGCCGCCCAGGCCCGCCAGGGTCAACCGGGGCGTGTGGGAGGTCGAGGTCCCGTGACCGTGCTGCTGGCCACAGACCAGGTGGCGCTCCACACCGCGCCCGGCCTGGCCGACGCCCACGGATGGGAGCTGCCGCCTGCTGACCGCGCTACCTGGACCGGGACCGGGAATCTCCAGCTCAGCCCAGGCCCCTCGGACCCCAGGGCCACCGAGGGCGGCGGGGCTGGCCCGTTCAGCCCCAGGGCCGCGAACGCGGGCAACCTCTACCTGCCGCCTGAGGCCCAGCCCGCCGAGGGCATGGCGGCGGTGATCAGGGGCCAGGTCTGGGTCCTGTCTCAGGTCCGCTACATCAAGGACCCCGAGCTGGGCGGCTATCTGGACTGCTGGGCCATGACCGCGACGGAGGCCCCCCGTGGCTGATGCGGAGTTCGTGATCACCGACCCCTCAGCCCCTCGGCGCTGCGTGCAGCCCGACATAGCAGGCATCGCGGGCCAGGTGGCTGCTGCTGCCTCGGCCAACTCACCCAGGCTGACCGGCAGGCTGGCCGCGAGCTGGCACACCATCCCAGGCCGCGAGCCTGGCACGACCCTGGTCAGCACCGACGTTCCGTATGCCCGCCATGTCGAGTACGGCACCAGGTGGATGAGGGCATCCGCCCCGCTCGGGCGGGCAGCCGCCGCGGTGAGGTCCTGATGACCGCGCCCGTGGTGGTCCAGCCTGACCTTGAGGCCCACGTCTGGGCTCAGCTCAGGGACCTGGGCGGCGTGACCTCCTGGGCCTACGCCGCGACCCAGCAGGACCCAGCGGGGTGGCTGATGGCCCACTACCTCCAGGTCGATGCCCGCCACAAGTCCAAGCAGCTCGCCAGGGACCTGGCCGAGCGAATCCGGCAGGTCATGGTGGGCCTGCCTGACGTGCCCTGGGGCCTCGGGTGCGTCTGCTATGCCCAGCCGATCGAGGGGCCATTCTGGCTCCCCGACCCAGACGGCGGGCCGCGCTATGTGGCCCGCTATGAGGTCCGAGTCCATCCCCCCCGCACCGCCGCCCTGGCTGGTGCGGACCCGTAGGAGGAACCGATGAGCACCCCCGCTCCAGTCGAGCCCACCCTGAACCCGTCAGAGGTCCAGGTCGGCACCGCCAACGGGCCAGGTATCTGGCTGGCCCCTGCTGGCACCGAGCCCCCCGACACCACAGAGGACGACTACGAGGACCCGTGGCGCATCCTGGGCTACCTGTCCGACGACGGCCCCACCGTGGGCTCCTCCACCGACACCGAGGACATCACCCCCTGGCAGTCGGTCGTCCCGCTCCGCTCGGTGATCACCGGCCGGTCCATCACGCTCCAGTTCGTCCTGTGGCAGCTCAACGCGGTGACCCTGGGTGTCTACTTCGACGCCACGGAGCCAGTGCCCGACGCTGACGGCAACATCGACATGGAGCTGAGGACCGACGCGCCCCAGCGGCTCCACGCCATCAGCATCGACTCAGCCGACGCGGAGCGGACCTTCCGCATCAGTTTCAGCAGGGCCAGCCTGACCGCTGCCGGGGATATGCAGATCACCCGAGGGGCAGCGGTGCCCCTGGACTGCACGCTGGCAGCCCTGGACGACGGCGGGGTCCTGGGCAGGGTCCAGCTCGGTGCCCGCAGTGCTGCCAGCCTCAGCACCCCGGCCCGCCGCAAGAGGGCCAAGGCCCGCGAGACCGCCAGCGCGGCGGCGTGACCAGGCCAGCCGCGAACGGAGCCCCTGAGCCTTTCGACCTGGAGCAGGCAGCCAACGCCAGGCTGGCTGAGGCCAAGGCGCAGCCGTTCGTGTTCACCTATCACGGCAAGACCTACAGCGTGCCCCCGGCATCGGTGTGGCCCCTCAATGCCCTGCGGCTGGTCGCCAAGGGCGAGCTGGACGACGCGATGCCCATGCTCCTGGGTGAGCTGGCCTACGAGCAGCTATCGGTGGCAGGGCTGAACCTGGGCGAGCTGAACGCCCTGTTCGAGGGCATCGCGGCCAGGTACGGCCTGGATAGCCTCCCAAATTCCAAGCCGCCGCAGCGGCGCGGTTCGACCCGGAGGTAGAGGCGGCGCTCTTGCACGCCTTCGGGGTCGATGTCCTAGACCCGCAGGTGTCCACACGGCGGGTCAGGGACCTGCTGCGACGGTTGCCCCCCTCAGCCCTCAAGGGCGGGGAGCTGTGGAGCACCGAGGCTGACCTCCTGGCCCTCCTGGTGGACCAGGTGGCCCTCCTGACCTGGGTCACGCTGCGGGCCAACGGTGCCAAGCGGGCACCCAGGCCCAGGCCCATACCCAGGCCAGGGTCCAGGTGGGCGCAGCAGCCCCCAGCACCGGCCCAGGACGGCCAGGAGGGGCGCAGGGCAGGCACCTGGGCTGAGGCTGCCCAGGCCCTAGCCGGTGTGCCGGGCATGGTGGTGGGCGATGGCTAGCTACTCCTACGGAGCCCTGACCATCCGGGTATCTGCCGATACCAAGCAACTGTCCGTTGACATCAGCCAGGCCGCCAGCGCGGCAGGGCAGGACGCAGCAGGCAAGATCGGCAGCAGCATGACCAACGGCCTCAAGGCCGCTGGGGGGCTGGCCAAGTCCCTGGGGACCAGCGTGGCCACGGGCCTGACGGTGGCCACCGGGGCAGCTACCGCGTTCGGGATCGAGTCTTTCAAGAGCGCCGCCCGCGTGGGCGAGATGGACGCCAGCCTCCGCGCCTTGGCCAAGGCCAACGGGCTCAGCTATAAAGCCATGCAAGACTCTGTGACCGCGATCCGCAAGCAGGGCATCGAGGCGGGCGTTGCCCAGGACCTCGTGGCCCAGTTCGCCCGTAACAACCTGGACCTGGGCAAGTCCACGGACCTGGCCAGGGTCGCCCAGGATGCCGCCGTGATCAGCGGGCGCAACTCCACCGAGGTCCTGGCCGATTTGACGCATGGCATCACGACGCAGAATAGCCAGGTCCTCCGCAATGCCGGATTGAATGTCCAGGCTGGTCAGGCCATCGACCAGTACGCCAAGTCGGTGGGTAAGAGCGTCAAGGACCTGACCGACGCGGAGCGCAGCCAGGCGGTCCTCAACGCCGTGCTGGTGTCAGGTAAGACCGTGGCCGGGGCCTACGCCGAGGCCATGACCGAGCCGGGTAAGGTCCTCCGCAGTTTCAAGCGGGTGACCGATGACATCAAGGTCAGCATCGGCCAGGACCTCGTACAGGCGTTCGGGCCGGTCATCCTCTCCGCGTATGACATGGCCAAGGCGTTCAGCGCGGCGGTCGCTCCTGGTGGGGTGCTGAACCCCATCATCATCGCCATCGCTCAGGCGGTGGAGGCCCTGGCTGTGCCCCTGTCGAACGTCATCGAGCGGTGGACTGCCTGGATCGCCAACCTCAAGCCTGAGCAGATACAGGGCGTCGTCAAGATCCTTGAGCGGTTCGGGCCTGCGATCCTGGCCGGGGCGGCTGCCCTGTCTGTCCTGGTGGCCCCCCAGCTCCTCAGCGGAATCCCCGTGCTGGGCGGTGTCCTCAAGAACCTGCTCGGGCCTATCCAGATGGTCGGCGGCGGGCTGGTCAAGATGGGCGGCTCAGCCGTCGCGGCTATCCCAGGGCTCGGGTCGATGGGTTCCGCGGCCGGTCTGCTGCCCGCCGCGATGAACCCCGTAGGAGCTGCCGTGGTCGGGGTGGTCGCGGCCATCGCTGCCCTGATGATCAGCAGTAAGGATTTTCGGGAGGGGGTCCTGGCGATGGGTCAGGCCCTCTGGACCGGGCTCAAGCCAGCCCTGTCCTCGGTCTGGGAGCTGGTCAAGACCTTCGGGCTGGCCCTGTGGGAAATCATCAAGGCCATCGGGGACGCGCTAGGCCCAGCCCTGAAAAACCTGGCTCCGCTCCTCCAGCAGATCGCTGCCCTGTTCGGTCAAAACCTGTCGGGCGGGGCTGAGGGGGCTACCTCCTCAATGGGTGCCCTGGTGCCAGCCATCACCGGGGTAATCAAGGTGATCGGGTTCCTGCTCGACATCACGACCAAGGTCCTGGTGCCGATTCTGGAGGTCCCCATCAAGCTGGCGGCGATGGCCTCGGCCGCGCTCCAGGTGGTCCAGCCCCTCAAGCTGCTGGGTGCTGCGGTGGAGTGGCTGATCGGGATAGCCGAGAAGTTGTGGCACTGGATCACCGGCAACAGCCCAGGGCTCATCCCCGCGTTTCAGCAGCTCGGCCAGGTGGCTGGCCAGATCGCTGGGGCCATCGGCGGGGTGGTCGCGGCCGGGTTCGGTAAGGCCCTGTCTGCGGTCCAGGGGGCCACCAGCGGCATGGTGGACGCGGCACGCGGGGCCTGGTCCAAGATGACCAGCGAGGCCCAGTCGGCAGGCTCCAGCATGGTGGAAGGGCTCAAGGCCGGGCTGTCTGCCGCCAAGAGCATGGGCGGCTGGATCGGGTCCAACGTCACCGGCCCCGTGATGGGGTTCATCAAGTCCGGGTTCGGGGTGTTCAGCCCCTCCACCATGACCATCACCGTGGGGTCTGAGGTCGTGGCCGGGCTCAAGAAGGGCCTGGAGGCTGCCAAGCAGATGGGCGGCTGGCTCCAGGCCAACATGACCGGCCCCGTGCTCGACAAGATCAGGTCTGGGCTCGACGCCGCCGCCATGACCCCCATAGGCCAGCAGATGATAAGCGGGCTCCAGCAGGGCCTCCAGGCTGCCTCCCAGATGGGCGGCTGGCTCCAGTCCAACGTGGCCGGTCCCATCCTGGGCGGGCTCAAGTCCGCGTTCGGCATCGGCTCCCCGTCCCGGTACACCATGCCGTTCGGGGTGGGCCTGATGGAGGGGGTGGAGGTCGGCATGGCCAAGGCCGCTGACCACCTGGAGGTCCCCGCCGTCCCCGGCCTGGCCGCCCCGCTCGCTGGGGACCTCGGCGCGGCGGGCCTGGGAGCTGGCGGCGCGGGCGCGACCATCAACGTCTACCCCTCAGCCCAGATGGACGAGAAGCAGCTAGCCGCCCTGGTCAACCGTGAGCTGGCCTGGGCCACAGCCGGGGGTGTCGCCTGATGGCCAGATCGGTGAGCCTGCCCACCAGGGGCTACGACCGGGCGTTCACCTGGGAGTACGAGGCCCCCCCGCTGCCCCCTGGCCGGGAGCTGATGCCGGTGGTGTGGGATGACTTGTGGCTCAACACGGGCGACCAGGCCAACGGCCTGTGCCTGGTGGTGGAGGGCCTGACCGGGTGGCTGGACTCCCCGCCCCTGGAGGGCAACGACTCAGCCAGGGTCATCAGCGACGGCGCGGCCTGGGGGCCTAAGGTCCTGGGGCCGCGCATCATCACGATCAGGGGGGCAGCCACCGGCCCCCGTGAGCTGATGGGCAGGTTCCGTGACCAGCTCACCGCCAGGGCAGCAGGCCGGGAGCCCAAGACCCTGGCCGTGGGTGACTGGGACCTCCAGCGGGTCCTGACGGCTGAGGTCCGGGCCGGGTCTGACCAGTACCGGCACCGGCCCCTGGGCTCCACCGGGTTTAAGTACGAGGTCACAGTGACCGCTGCTGACCCCATCCTCTACGCGGGGACCTGGCAGACAGCCACCCTGACCAACTCCACCGAGGCCACCGGCCGCGACTACCCCAAGACCTACCCGTGGCACTACGCCGCGGGCTACCTCCCGAACGCGGCCATCCTGCGGAACGCGGGCAACTACGCCGCCCCGGTGTGGGCGCTCTATGAGGGGGCGCTAGAGCAGTCAGCCCTGACAGGGGGGCCTGACCAGATAATCAGGGTGGCCCGCGTCGATGACGGAATGGCCATCCTGGTGTCCACCGCGACCCTGACCGCTGAGGCTGAGGGCGGGGTCAGCCGGGCCAGCTACATCCTGCCGGGCAGCAGGCCGATGTGGGTTCAGCCTGACTCCACCGCCCGGTGGTTCCTGCGCTCGGCAGGGGCGGGCCAGGTCACCCTGGCCTGGAGGTCAGCGTGGGTCTGACCATCGACCAGCTAGCCCTGGACCCCCGCCAGCCCAATGTCCCGCTGCCGGGCAAGTGGACATTCTGGGCTGAGTCGATGGTGGGCAGCCAGGCCCTCGGCAACGTCGATGTGGGCGGGTTCTACTGCGTCAGGAGGCTGTCCGATTTCGGCTACGGGAACGTGACCCTGAACCTGCCGTGCGGGCTCAGCTCAGAGGTCCTGGTCAACCTGTGGAGCTGGCGGCTGTGGGCCTACTACGCGGGCGAGCCCTATTTCTGCGGGGTGCCGACCGGGCTACAGGATGAGAACGGCTCAGAGCGGGTCCAGTTCACCCTGACCGAGCTGCCCGGCTACCTCCGCAAGCGGCAGTTCGACACCTTCCCAGACCGGAAGTTCATCAACTGGGAGCAGACCGCCATAGCCCGCGAGCTGGCCCAGCCCGTTGAGGATGTCGGGGTCCAGATCATCACCCAGCCTGGCGTCCCGCCCGTGTTCCGAGACCGGACCTATGAGTACCTGGAGGGCGGCTCCAGGGGCCAGCTCCTCGTCAACCTGTCGGGGGTCCTCCAGGGGCCTGAGTGGCGCACCGAATACGCCACCCTGAGCAACGGCCGGCCTCAGTGCCAACTGCGGATCGCCTACCCCAGGGTGGGCTCAGATGACGCAGGGCTCGGCGTGTCGGTGCCAGGCGCGATCCTGGCCTACCGCTACCAGATGGACTCAGACCAGCTCCGCACGCGGACCTACGCCGTGGGGGACCTGCCCCACGCTGATGACCAGGGCAGGCCGATCCCCGAGGGCACCCCGCGCCCAGTGGTGGTCCGCAACGTGAACATGCCGAGCCTGCCGCGCCTGGACGCTGTGGACGACTGGCCAGGCACCGTCAACATCAAGACCCTGGAGGACCGGGCCAACACCGGGGCCACCATCAACTCCATCCCGGCTCAGGAGGTCCAGGGCAGCCCGCCTGAGTCTTACCCGGCCCTGGGCACCTACGGGCCTGGAGACACCGTGACCGTGCGGGCGGTCACCCCCTTGATACCGGAGGGCATCGAGTTCGCGGCCAGGCTGACCCAGGTCGAGGTCAACGCCGCCACGGGCGTAGCCACCTGGCACGCCCAGTTCATCAGCCCGCCGCAGACCGCCCGGCTGCCCATCAGCAGCAGCCTGAACCGGCTGGCCACCGGAGCCCGGCAACTGTTCTACAGCGGCGGGCTGAGGCCCACCTAGAGGAGGTCTGACCCGATGACGACACCCCAGGGCAAACTGGCCTACGGCCAGCCTGAGAACTACGACGCGGCCGATGACAGGGCTGTGATCACGGCGGTCACTGGCGGCAGGATCGGGCTGGTCCGCCCCGTGTCCGTGGTCGCGGGGGCTGGCCTCCAGGTCCTCATCAGGGCTGGCTGGGTCGGGGTGGCCACCTGCGATGACCTCACCAGCGCAGTGGTGGGCTCCCGCCAGGATGAGGTAGTCACGGTCAACCCAGGCCCCGCCTCGGGCAGCCGCCAGGATGTCATCTGGTGTGACACCCTGCCTGATGAGGGCCGCTGGGAGCTGCGGACCCTGACCCTGGCCCAGGCAGCCGGGCGGTCAGGCATCCCCCTGGTGCGGGTCACAGCCGGGCAAAACGCCAACCTGGCCACCCAGATGGACCTGGTTCCGGTCGATGCGGCCATTGACAGGCGGCTCCTGTCGCACACCGCGATGGGCGCCAATTTCAACGACTACAACGCGACGAGCTGGGCGACAGCGGTAGGCCGGGGGGTGGAGTCCATCCCCTGCTGGATCGAGCCGGGCCAGTGGTACCGGGTCAGCTATCACTGCTCGGCCGTGTCGCTGGTGGGCGGCACCAGGCCCCCGCTGGGCACCCAGCTTGAGGGCGTCATCGGCATCGGGGAGCGCAACGAGGGCCAGGCTGCTGCCCTGAGCCAGCTACGGCGCGGCGGGGTGTTCGCCTGGCCCTACTACACCGTCCCGAACGTCCTCCACCACGAGTACATCTTCCGCCACTCCATCGGCAGCGTCGGAATCTGGCGGGTGTTCGATGGCCGCGTCTGGAAGCACCCCACCACCCCAGGGTCCATCCGGCCCGGTGGCTACACCGACCTGGGGCCTCAGCTCCAGTGGCTCGACGTAGAGGACATCGGGAGCTGACATGACCTCGCCAACGCTGCTCCGCTGGGGCCAGTCAGGCAGGTACGCGGCGTGGGATGACAGGCAGGTCATCACCGCGCTGGCGGGCCGCGCTCACGGGGTGGTGACCCCCGTCGTGGTGACCCCAGGGGCAGGGCTCACCGCGACCGTGGACCCTGGCTGGCTGGCCATCGCTGACTGCGGGGACGGCACCCTGGCAGTCCTGGCCTCCCCGGTGGAGCTGGGGGTGGTGGTCCGCGAGGGCGAGGAGGACGAGGACCGCACAGACGAGCTGTGGGCGCTGGTCACTGACCCCGAGGCGGCTGAGTACGTGCTGATCGTGCAGCCCGAGGGCAGCCAGCAGGTCGGGGTGGTCCTGGCCACGGTGGAGGTCCCGGCAGGCGCGGCCTCGGCCACAGACATGACGTTCGTGCCCAGGGCTCAGGACTTCCCGCCCGGTGAGCCCGGCCCGCCAGGTCCTCCAGGCCCTCAAGGTCTGCCAGGCCCCCAGGGGCCTGCTGGTGACCCTGGAGGCCCGCCAGGACCACAGGGCGAGCCAGGGCCACCTGGCCAGGAGGGGCCGGAAGGACCGGCAGGCCCGCCAGGGTACGGCGAGCAGGGGCCTGCTGGCCCCACTGGCGAGCGCGGGGACCAGGGGCCATCAGGCCCAGCCGGGCCGCAGGGTGACGCCGGTCCACGCGGTGAGGAGGGGCCAGCAGGAGCGGCAACCATCATCGTGGGGTCGTTCGGGCAGCAGCGCCAGCCCAGTGACCTGCCCCCGGACGGGCTCATCCCAATCGACTGGGACGGCCCAGGCAGGCCAGCCCAGGCTGTGACGGTAGAGCAGGGCTGGGCGCTCGTGTACGAGCCGGATGGGCGGCTGTGGGTCTACATGGGTCCATCCTGGCCTCAGGGCGAGTGGTTCAGCCCTGCCGTCGTCCAGGGGCCTCCTGGTGAGGCTGGCCCGGCAGGCATCCAAGGCCCCCAGGGTCCGCAAGGCCCCGAGGGGCCACCTGGCCCGGTCAATGCCACGTTCCTGTCGGACAGCCAGGCGTTCCCGCTGCCCGGCAACCAGGGCAACGCGACGATGGTCACCCGCGCCTGGGTCATCCCCGCTGCCCAGCTCATCCCCGGTAGCTGGTTCGAGGTCCACACCGCAGGATTCGGGGGCTGGGGTCCGACCAATGACCAGCGGCTCCTGGTGGTCAGCCAGCGGTTCAATGCCTCACTCGTCGCCCGCTACCTGGACCTGCGGCTGACCAACGCCGCAGCAGGGACCGCCAACGTCCCGATCGGGGTCGCGGTGCGCCAGTTCGTCCAGGTCAACACGCCAACCTCGGTGATGATCTGGACCGAGGCCCTGATGTCACCCAGGCCGGTCCACTCCGGGTGGACGGGCGGCAACATGGCGGCCGGTGCGGTCAGCAGCGTGGAGCCCGAAAACCTCACGCCTGGGGCTGACCTCACCCTGGGCCTGGCTGCCCGGTGGGCAGGTCAGACCGACAACGCCGCGCTGGTGACCTTCCAGGGCTCCAGGCTGGCCCGCTACATCGCCACCCCAGCGGCCGGGAGCCGCGCCTACGACGTGCTGACCAGGAGGCCAGCCGCGATCTGAGGAGGACCCATGCCCATCCGCAAGGGGCGGCACCGCCGCCTCATCCGCAAGGACGAGACCTACACCGCCGACGACCTGGAGGACACCGAGCTGGAGGGCGTGGAGCCCGACGCGGCACAGGTCCCCGAGGCCGAACAGGTGGGCGACCTGGAGCACGAGGGAGGACCTGACGATGGCGGTAACTAGGGCCTGGTGGCCGAGCCAGCATTACAACAGCGGCGGGCTGAACCGCCGCCTCATCGCGTTCCACACCACCGAGGGCAGCACCACGGCCGAATCGCTCCGCAACTGGCTGACGAACCCCAGCTCGAAGGTCAGCTATCACTTCGCCTGCGATATGTCGCACGGTGACAACTGGGCAGCCCAGTTCGTCCGCGACGGTGACCGCGCCTGGGCTCAGGCCAATTACAACGGGCAGGTCCTCAGCATCGCGTTCTGTACCCCAGGCGGCGCGGCCTCGGGCTGGTCCAGGGACACCTGGCTGTCTAAGGGGGCCATGCTGACCTCAGCCGGGAGGCTGGCCGGGGAGCTGGCCCGCCAGTTCGGCATCCCGCTGTCCCAGCTCAGCTCCAGCCAGGCCCAGGGCAGCTCTAAGGGCCTGTGTGAGCACAAGAATTTCGGGGCCGGTGGGGGTAACCACCACGACTGCGGCAACGGGTTCCCGATGGACCGCATTATCCAGATCGCGGGCGGGGTGGCCTCAGCTCCACCGAGCGGGGGCGGCGGCAGTGGTGGGGGCGGCAGTGCTCCAGCGTTCACCGCGAGTCCCTACTTCGGCCAGGACCGCAACCAGCGCCACCCTGACGTGAGGACCTGGCAAAACAAGATGCGGAGCCGGGGCTGGTCCATCGACGTGGACCAGATATTCGGCCCAGGCAGTGAGCGGGTCTGCCGCCAATTCCAGCAGGAGAAGCGCCTCACCGTGGACGGGAAGGTCGGCCCCCAGACCTGGGCTATGACCTGGAGCGCGCCCGTCACCTAGCCCCACAGCCTCGGCGTAGCGTCGAGGTCCAAGACCCCCAACCGAGAGGACACACCATGCCATACGCCGAAGGATGGACCAAGGTCCGGGTCTGGTATCCCGACCGCCGCCCAGACCAGGGCCTCCCGCCAGGCATCGGCGGCGGGCCGATCTTCCCGCCTGACTACCCAGACCAGGGCCTCCCGCCTGGTGAGCCAGGCATCCCAGACCAGGGCCTCCCGCCGATCTTCCCCGGCTTCCCCGAGCGGCCAGGCCAGGGCCTCCCGCGCCCGCCGCGGCCGGTCTACCCGGTCGTGGAGGACCCGGAGGACCTGGGCGGACACCCCGAGGTCCCCGACCTCAACATGACCAGGCGCGTGCAGATCACCGATGGGTCGGACCAGTTCACCGGCTACGTGCTGGACCCCGAGCCCCCGCAGGTGGAGGACGACTACGAGCCCAGGTTCCCGACCAGGGGCCTGCCCGGAACCTGGGTGGCGGTGCTCTACGGTGCCACCCTGGCCTGGGCCTGGGTCCGCACTCCTGGCACCAGGCCCGAGCCTGAGCCTGGCGAGCCTGGGCAGGGCCTCCCCGGCTTCCCCGAGCGCGAGCCCAAGAGGTAGCCATGACCACCGTGCTGGCTGAGGCCGAGGCAGACACCGGGGCTCCGTTCGAGGTCCCGTTGTATGTCTACCGGGGCGACTCCCGCTCCTGGGGGTTCAGGCTGTGGGAGGACGACGAGAGGACCCAGCCCTACGACCTCAGCCAGGTCCAGTCAGCCAGGGCACAGATACGCCGCAGCCCTGATGACCGGGTGGCCGTGGAGCTGGTCTGCCAGATCACCCCGCCGAACTGGATATTCGTTCACCTGTCGGCCGGGCAGTCTCAGGGCTGCCCGTCCGGCCGGTGGGACCTCCAGCTCACCAGGCCCGTGAGCAGGGTCCAGACCATCATCAAGGGGCCTGTGACGGTGGAACCGGATGTGACCAGATGAGCGAAATAGACGTGACGGTCCCCCGCCAGCCTGGGGCCATCGACGTGTCGGCGGGGATGCCTGGCCCTGAGGGGCCACCAGGCCCGTCTGGTCCCCAGGGTCCTGACGGGCCACCTGGACCAGGAGGCCAGGCGACCATCATCGTGGGGACCTTCGGGGCTCAGCGCCAGCCCAACGAGCTGCCCCCGGACGGGTTCCTGCCTGCTGACTGGGACGGCCTGGGCCGCCCGGTGCGGGATACCCAGGTGGAGCTGGGCTGGTCCCTGATCTACGAGCCTGACGGCACGCTGTGGACGTTCGTGGGTGATGGCCTGCCAGCAGGCCAGCCCTGGATAACCCCTGGCATCCTCCAGGCCCCCCCAGGGCCTCCAGGGGCGCAGGGGCCACCAGGAGGGCCAGGAGCCCAGGGGCCAGCAG